AGGTGTCGAGCGACTGCCAAAGGCACTTCGTACGTTTCACCATCGAACATTGTATACCACTGCGTAGAGTCCCACTTGTACTTGCGGAATGCGAACTTTATATTTCCACCAATAGGATCTAGGCATCGGAAAACACCCTTCACCAACTTACTTTCTTCTTTCCACCTGCGATAAACTTTGTCATCGTCGGCAGAGTCACAAGTGACCTGATCTATGATTTGTTTATCTTTCTTCCACTCTTTGAACTTTTGGATATCTGCATCAGAGAATTCGAAGGCGGTTTCAGCTTTTTCGGCTGCTTTTTTGGCTGGGCCACGTCTTTTCACCACTTTCTTTGCCACTTCCTTCACTGGAGTCTCTGTCTTAGGCTCGATCAGTGCGGTTGCTTCTTCTTTAATTTCGTCTGTCATGTCTGTTCCTTTATTTTTTGAAAAGGGGGGAGACAATTTGCCCCCCCCCTCATAGGTTTACTCAGCTAGCGTATATCCGCTTGCAAGGGCTTCCCAGTAGATCACATCGGATGTGCTACCAGCAGGGCCGTCGGGTCCTGCTCCTAGTTCCATCACGATCTGAGCCGTGTTATCCATTGCACCAGCAAGAGTTGACGAAGCATCTCCAACAGGAACGATGTGCGCAGGTGTAACACCAGCAGCAGCTACCGCACTTATTGGGAATGCAAATGCTGTAAACCCACTAGCATCAATGTCAAGAGTGACAGTGTTGTTGGCAGTGCTTACAGCAGTGACTTCGCCAATGAGATCATTCGCTTCGATCATTCCGTAATCTGCGGAGACCTTTAAACGAATTTTCTCACCTACTGCCATGCCATGATCTACAGCAAAGGTAACAACCATAGGATTCGCAGCAGTAGCCGCAGTAATCCTATTCGCTTGAGGCGAATAAATTGGGTTGTTAGGGACCTTACGTACAAATCCAGCCGTTGCAACTGCTGCAAATCCAGACGAATCTAGGTAAGCCAACGTGAAGTTGTTTGCTGCTACAGCCGCAATCGTAAAGTCATAGCCAGCGATTTGTAGCATGCCAGTCGTTCCGTAGATACGGACTCGATCACCATTGCTATAACCGTGTGCTGTGACTGTTACCACTGCTGGGTCTGCTTGTGTTACGTCAGTACCTGACGTTGCTTGTGCTGCACCTAGAACCTGGCTAGATTGATCAACACGGGTGAAACCACCTGTAGTAATCAATTCCAAATCCAAAGCGTTAACACTGTTCTGTTTTGTAAACATGAACGCTTCGCCGTCAGCTTGACCACGTTGCCATTCAAATTTACACCCACGACCAGTTGTCTGAGTCGTTGCACTTTGGGTACGGTTCCAAACTCGAAATACATTGAAGTCAGAACGTAGTGCGATATTGTGCGCAGCTCCATCACTAGTGAAAGAACCTGAGGCAATCAATTGTTCAGCCATTTTATCCTCCTTAAATTGATAGGGTGCAGCGTAGGTTAATGATCCAAGCATCGTTTGTGATACGTGGTACTTCGGCGAATTTGTATCCAACCGATGCGTTCAGTGCCAACGGCCCATCATAGATAGGTGGTCGGTAAATGAACTGTGCGCTGTATCCGTCCTGCTCGATACAGCAGTATGCTTCCATACCAGCAACGAAACAGTTGTAGACAGTGTTTCCGTTCAAGGAAGCGTTAGCGTCGGACGAACCGATTGAGCTAAGTAGCCATCTTGTATTGGAAATGGATCCCCACTCTGGGCGAAGAACCTGGTCTTGGTTAGGATACTGACTCTTACTAACAAAACCAGCAACTCTTTCTAAGTCACCAATTAGATTAGTACTTGCCATTACAAAGTAACTATCTCTTACTGGAGCAGTACCAAACCTATCTTCACCTTCGATGCTGTCACTAATAGTGTAAGCATCCGCTGAAGCTAGAGTTTTGATAACTTCGTCCACATCGGAGCGAACTAGTTCTGTTGGGTTGTCGCCGTTAGTACCACCAACACAGTTGATGAAGGAAGCCGTAGCTGCCAACATGTTTCTGGTTAGCTCGTCCTCGGTTTGGCGAAGTGAAACGCCCAACCTTTTAGCGGCTTCGTTTAGAACTGGATCTTGAGATTGCAGCGTAACTTGCTCGTTCAATACGACATAAGTACCATAGAAATCCATCTTGGCATCAATATCGATTGCAGTAAGCTGTTGCGCTGGGGGGTAAACACCGCTGTTTCCTAAAGGTACTGTAGCAGTAGCCAATGGGTTAAAACGACGCATTCTTAGGTCCGTACCACCGTTTCTCGGCATGTATTTGAGCATAGCCGGGATTTTGTGAATCATGTACGGAGTTGGCACGCTCAGAAGCTTAAACGAAAGGCTTTGCTGAACTGGTGCTGGAAGAACACTACTGGTAGTGATCGCCATGGTTAGCTCCTTAGTTGGAGCAGACCTTTAACTCTGACGTGCGCAAGCCTGCATTTCAGCAAACAATTGCTTCTTGAGAGCAGGCGTTAACCCCTGCTCGAAAGCACCTGCTTTTGACAGTGGAGAAGTTCCCCCTGTCGAGCTTAATGACTTAGGCTGATTAGCGTTTTCTTGAATCCGCTGTTTTGAAGCAGTAGTCTCGGCCGCTTGAGGCACTAACGCCTTGATATATTTGTACGCCGCAATTGCTTTCGCTTCTTCATCACCAATCAGGCTGAGTGCTTGTGCAACATCAGGCTCAAGAGCCTGCAATTGTTTCACGTTGTCCTCAGTCACTACAGAGTCGAAGTCTTGAAATCTTGCTTTGATGCGAGTTGGCATATCTTCTTTTAGTCGTTTTGCCTCAGCTTCAGCCCATTTCTTTTCAAAACGGGAGTCAGCGATTCTTGCTGCTAGCTTTTCTGTCTGTTCGATCGTCGACCAGTCAGATTTGTCTATTCCAGCAAATTCGTCAGGCTCAACCACAGTGGAAGGTTTGCTTTCGCTTCTCTTCAAGAGTTCTTGTTGCAAGGCCATCATCATTTGACGATCTTGCTCCCTCTCTTTCTGTAGCTGCTCATTGGATTCACGAAGTCTTCGAAAGTTTCGATCAGCATCAGTTTCCTGAGGCTGGGTTTCTACTTCCTGGGCTTCCTGTTCCCCATGAGCATTACCCATGTCCTCTGCGATTGGATCGGCGGCATCCATTGGTACGCCCGTATTATCTGCATTAGTCATAAGTGTTTTCCTTATTGGCTTTGCGAGAGCCGTTACGCTTTTGAAAATCATCCACCTGTAACGTCGGCGTACGTAGGACTTTTTTCACTTCTTAACATACTCTATTTTTTCTTTTGTAGTCCACTAATACTGGAAATTTTTTCAATTTTTCGTCATAGTGGATTTTTAATGGAGGTGACCATGGAAGTGACTAGATACAAAGGAATGGAGAATGACGGACCAGTTGTGGCCTTTGTCTCTATGAAGATCCCGAAGTGGGGTATGACGCTGAATGATTGCCGTCTAATCCGAACCAAAAATGGCGGGTTCTTTGTAGGTTTTCCCTGCAAAAAGTACGAAGACAATGGCGAAACGAAGTATTCACCATACATCTGGCTTGATAAAGAGGTTTCTGAGAGATTTCAGAAAGCTGCTAAAGAAGCCATTGATGAATATGTGAAAAAAAGCCAACCACAGGAGCCAGCCAATGGTCAAACCGTTAAATCCGATGATGGCTGCCCATTCTAAGGAACCTGTTTACTCAAGGTCTCTAGGTTGGTGCGAATATGATGATGATGGGGACTCGGTTCCAGCAATGATTCTTGCTGTTCCTGCTTTCGTTGGATTCGATATCTTTAGGATTGGCCAGGCTATTTTTCACCTAGAATGGTTCGCTGTGAAAGAGGACGCTGTTGATTGGGCTGTTGATCGTTGTCGTGTCGAGGTGTCTGAACATGAGCTTCGACAAGTGGACCGTGATTAGCCTATCTACTATATATTGTGTCTGGACGGCTAAAGTTCTACGACTGACACTGTGCTTTTTTGCAGTCTGGGTGTTCCCATATCGTCCCATCCGTGTGTTTCTACCAATTTGGTATGAATTGGTTTTCGATTGGTAGGTTTAATCATCTTTAACTCTGTCGATTGCTCCTTTGACTGCCGCAACCATATGCTTGTCACCGCCCCACTCTTTAGATAACCAATCAAACGTGACGAATTCCTTCTTCACACCGTCTTCTACTTCGTACTGCATGATGGATGCACCATCGTAACACGCACACAAAAAACACGCATGTGGGAGCTTGGATAGATCGCACCACCACGTGTTATTTTCCTCCGTGTAAACAAGGAATACCTTCATCGTCCCTTTTCCAAGAGAAACAACTCGATAGGATTTTTCGGCCTCAGTCATTAGTAATTCCCTGATTGTAAAGCGTCTTTACGTCCGTCAGTGAAACCCGAACACCTTAGCTCGTTATGATTTTTGGCTTCGGAGCGGATTCCTCCTCCAACTTTGCATTCAAACAGTCCTGTGCAGCTTTGGCACATAAATCCGCATACGGCGATTGCGATAAGTCGGTACATTCTTTTTCTCCCTTGTGAAACTTATTATGAAAGAAGCGGTAGAGCTTCTTATCGAGGTTGTCGAGGACGAATTGTAATAGCTGGTGCTGCTCTGGGTGAATATCGTTGGGGTTACCTGCCATCCATTTCGCTGTGTTTTCGTCTGGTAGAGTCCAGAGGTATTCTAGATTTCCATTCTTAGGATCGTAACGCCATACGTCTTGGTCCCACTGAGGAAAAGGCAAAGATAGCCTAGCTAAGTAGTACCGACGGATCACGTTCTCTAGTAGTTGTTCTTTTTTTAAGCACACAACCACATAGAATGCGTCGTCCCAGGAGGAGTGAGCATTAACACACTTCTGAATCTCTGATATGTATTCTTTGTTGACTTCTCGTTCTGTGTCGATGATGCCTTGCTTGGTGTCTATATTGGCTAGGCGTTCTACGGCCTCAGCTCCTACAGTCTTTTTGCGCTTCATACGACCTCAGCAGGTATAAGGGTGAATAAGTGTGTATAGATATGTCAAAAGTGTACCACATTTCCCTTTTTTGTCATAGCTTAAAAAGAGAAAAACCCCTAGAAGCTCGACACTCCTAGAGGCACTTGATGTTAGCGGTCGCCTTTATGCTTGGCATCCATCTTTGAGTAGGGAAGTGTCATACCGTCATGACGAGAATCCGTTGCGTTATGGCACACATGTTGAGCCATAGCAGCTTTCATCTCTTTGGAGGCTGGGAGCATGTAGACATCTGCATACTCGACGCCAGTCTTGAAGGCAGGCATTCCTTTAGATTTTTTCCTATCCATGGTTGCCTCCGTTAGAAACGGCCGCCAGGCTTCTTGTTCATCTGCTTGTTGTCGTCCTTAGCTAGCATATCGATACCTTCACGGCTGTCGTTATACTTTTCAGGTCCACCATAGGCAGCTTTAGGATAATCTTTCATGATGAGCTTCTCGGGAGGTTTGCCCATTCCCTTCATCTCTTTCTTGTCGCCATGATATTTTTTCATTGTTCTACTCCTAGTAAAACGGGACGTTAGTCCCAGGTTTAAAAAACCCCTATTACTATAGGGAAGTGGGCTGACCCCCACCAAGGCTGCTCATCGCAAATGCTTCTGGCATCTGTGATTGTTCACTCTGAGCAGCGGCCTCGGTTGGTGCTTCCGTTGGGTCTTCTGCTGCTGCTTGCTTCAACGCCTGGACAATGCTCAGTAGCTGTTGAATCTGATTCATGTCTATGCTCTGAAGCTCTCTCATAGTCTTGGCCATAGCAAGGCCAGCTTCTTGACGGTTCTCTTTAGACTGGCTAATGCGCTCAAGTGCCAAGGCTCTGTTCTCCTGGACACGGGATACTCTTTCCACTCCCAACCCTTGGTTGGCGACTGCTTTAGCTTGTAGATCCTGAATTTGTGCTTCGAGAACCTGCATCTGAGTCTGCATTTGCATCTGTTGAGCCTGCATTTGCTGTTCTTCTTCAGCCTGAATATCTGCGATAAGGTCCTCTTTATCCTGTAGAGTAGCAGCCTGAATGATAGTCTTAGTTGGGATAGGTAGTCCCAGTTCCTTAAGGTGAAGTAGCTGCGCAAACTGCATCTGTCGCTGCGTGGAGGTGTTGACCCCTTCTTCAATTCGGATATCGTTGTTAAGCCAAACTTTCGACTTAAACTCTGGAACAGGCTCTTCGCCCAAGATTCTTTGGATTTTGCCATAGGTATAGTTGTTCTGAACCAGCTCTACGAACACCTCCCCTAGTTGCTTTTGGCTAGCGTCTAGCTGGTCGAAGAGCACTTGGAGTGTTGTTAGTCCTGCACCCTGTCGAAGCATTGATAGGATCCCAGCCTTGTCGTCTGTGGCTGATCCTAAAAGTTCTTCGTTGACACCGCTTATTTCTTGTATTTCTTTACCCAGTATCTCCGATAACTGAATCATCGAAGGTGGAATCTGTGGAGCTGTAATCTGCTGCACATCATTCATATCAGCCTCTTGCTTCATGGCGAGCCCTTTTCCTTGGCCCTCCAAGAAGATGTCCCGTGGATTAACCATGGACGATGGCTTGTACTTGAAGCCTGAGTTCACCTGTGACTCAAGGATGTCGAGCTCGATTATCTTACGTCGGTTGTAAAGGAACTGAGCATCACGCAGGTTACGCACAACACCCTGTACTCTCCAAGGGAAGTAAGGAAGGTTCGGCTCGTAGTATCCGATGAATGGTACGAACGGATATCTGTCTATCTTGAGAGGATTCGGTCCGTTGTAGATGGTCTTGCCCTCTACGCAGACGGCTAGCTTTACAGTCGGAACCATTTGCTTTTTGACAGCGAGTTGTGGGTATGCACGAAGGAACGCTTGTAGGTCTTCGTCTTCACCCTCCCATTCTCTGGATAGGCCAATCTCTGTATCGATAAGAAACGTTGCTTCTCTCTCGGCCTTGTACCAATACTCATCGTAGGCTAGTAGATTGTCCATGCCGTAGTTATATGACTCTGCCATGTACTGAAACTTGCCATCTCTGTTGCCTCGTGCTGTCAGAGAATCGATGAAATCACCCATGTTTTCGGGAGCTAAAGACTTTGTAGCATCCTTGCTCAACCATTGCCGTCTCCAAACAAAGTTGCAGTCAGATAGGTCTTTCTTTCTGAAGTAAGGGTCAATGAGGAATGAGTTGTAGGGTACGTGGTCAACTCTGATGTCGCCCGATTCGGGATCTTTCGAGTAGTCGATCCACGTATTTAGAAGCGACATGCCAGTTGTTACACCACCATGCTCGAACGCTTCGGACACCATCTCGTCTGCATCAGCTTCTTTCATGGTGTGAAAGAGAATCTTAGACCACTGACTAGATACTTGATTGTCGTTGTGCTCCACTGGTGTAGCAATCGTGCTCTTACGGTTTCGACGTTGGAACCCCGTAATAAGGTTGCACACTCTGCGGATGCGGTTGAAGTTGAATTGTTTCTTGCGGAAAGCAGGCATGTTCCCATAGTAGTCGTCGATCATAGTCTGATCTCCAACCTTGAAGCGCATGTCTATGTCTGCTTCGCTCCAAAAACTCTGATTTATAGTGATAGCCCTAGCATACGTTTCATCAAGCATCTGCTGGACGGAGTGATCACCTTCAGAGTAGTAACTGTCGTCCTGTATACTCTTGATATCTGGCATTTGGTATCTCTCGTTTTCTCGTATTGTACATTATTATTGAAAAATACAATATTTTAAATGTCATAGCTACGATCAGAAAAATCCGACTGATTGCTGGCTATGTTGCGGACTGCTGTAATCATTCGAATCACGAAAGAACTCAGGGAGTTCTGCTTGGGCTCCGACAACATCCGAATAGATTTTATCAAGATCTTCGCTTGTCTGCTCCCCTGTAAGAACGTTTCGAAAATGCGTATAAAGCGCGTACCTTTGAGAATCCAAGCTATGGTCGTGTTCTTTGATTGGTTTGTCTTCACCCCTAAGGGATACCTTTTCGTCCCACCTGTAGGTCTGGAATTCTCTGATGGCGTTGGGACAGCATCTACAAATCTTGTATGTGCCGTTAGAGAGCAGCTTGCTCTTGAACCTAATGCCGTTGATTACGTCGTTGTCCGCATCGATGATACCTCCAAGACCTTGGCGCATCATCTCTAGCTTAAAGGAGGCAGCACTAGGGTCTACGTAAATACATCGGACGACTCTTCCCTGAATAAACTTCTTAAGGTCCTCTACATACTCGGTGTCCGTCTTTTGACGGTTCATTGCTCTGCTATCGTAAAAATATTCTTTCTCTAACCAAAGGTTGGGGTAGAACTTTCGGTTGTATCCAATGAGGCTGAACGTCGTGGGGTTGGATGTCCCGTAATCTATTCCGATAACATAGTATTCTGCTGGCCCTGGAGGAGTGTTGATTATATGATCATCCTCATCGAAGAAGTCGTACACAGTACCTTCGGATAGGACCCACTCGCCCTCTATATACCTCTTGTACCAGAGACCAGAGTACTCTCTTTTTAAGTTATCAATGTACGTCTGGCCCAGGGATGGATTGTCATCCAGTTTAAAACGAAAGACCTTCATATCGAGGTCTTCTTTACTTAGGAAGTCAGCCTTGAGCCAATGAAATGGGCTATCAGGGTTGGTTGTTCCAAAGAGCATAGCACCTGTGACGGACAAACGAGACAAGAGCATCTTGAAAAAACCTTGGGGGATTAGCGTAAGCTCATCGCAATATGCAAGTGCTAGCGTTGATCCCTGAATTCGTCGTTGTGCTCTCTCGTCGTTGGCTCCGACAAGGTGGATGATTCGGCCTAGAATATTCATCTGGGTCGATTTGGGGGTAGGTGCTGGCATGCCCATGATGGCACAGATTTCCAGTACTACGTTGCGTTGGATGGCATCTCGTGAGACACCAACGATCATTGCTTGCCCAGGAGGCCCGTACTTGAGGGCTTGAACGAAGCGTAAGAGTGAAATAAATGACTTGCCCGAGCGAACAGCACCTTCCCAGATGTTGAGTCTTGCGTTTGACTCACGGAAGGAAGCAATCTGCTTATCACTTAGAGGCTTTGCCACCTGTATCCTCCATGTATTTCTCGAAGGATTTCCAGAAAGGATGGTCTGGGTCGTTAGCGATAGCGTCCCGAGTAGCTTCAGCTTTGATGGTGGTCTCTTCTCTGATGTCCTCCAAGTGGTAGCTTCGTTCGTTGAGGAACCGAGGCATCCAGGTCTTGAGCATCCAGCTATTAGGGTTCTTCTCCATCCCATATTGGAACATCTTACGGCCTATTATTCGCCTGGCTCTAGTAAGATATTCGTTGAAAATATTATACTTTGTTCCTAAATCGTAAATCCAACTATCAACACGCTTATGTCTTTCTGAGAATTGCGAGAGATGCCACACCCCATCTTCTTTTACGAATTTTATCAGTGATTCTCCTAACTTGTGTAGCTTTTCTTCTGTATAAACCGTTGGGTGAATATGTCCCAGAGGTCGCCCTACTCGTCGTGCTTCTGCTAGAATGGTGGTGGCCTCTTTAATGTAAGGAAGAAGACGTGGGCATTGTCTTTCCATGGCCTTAAGCCAGGTGCTTCCTTTGCCTTTATGACGGTTGAATGAAGCCATACTTGCGCCATCAACTTTCACAAATTCAACCAGCTCCTCACCTAAAGCATCCAGTGATTCTTCTGTCCATTTTTTAGCCATAATCCTACTTCTTTTTTAGTTAAGGGTTAGGGGCAGCGATATAGGAAAGGACCCCTTGGGTGCTCCGACTGCTGTTCCAGCGATGGGGATCGACTTTCCTTTCGCAATCTTCACTTTCTTCGTCTTCGTCTTGCCTTTCATCTTTCTCCCAGGGGTTGGTTACTTTGTCCATGATGCTGATCAATTCTGTCTCACTAACAGGTGCATACTGCCAGTTCTCGACACTAACACAGATCTTTCGATCAAATGGGAGAACCTTCCACTTGCTATGCACATGACCATGAAGCATCCATGTTCCAGGTGCTGACATATGAAGAGGTTCATGACTAACGTAACAGTCGTGACGACCAACCCGTAGGAAACATGCCTCTAAACACGCATCGAATCCAAGACCCATCATAGCGACTGGCTTGAAGTCGTGGTTGCCCCTGACACAGATCTTGATTCCGTTGAGTTGCTTAAGGATTTCTCTTGTGCGAGCCTTCTTATGAAAAGAGACATCGCCTAGGTGATAGACTAGATCTTCTGGTTGAATCTTCTGGTTCCAGTTGAGCATCATCACAGTATCCATCTCGTCTACTGAAGCAAACGGACGCTCTTCATACTCCATTACCTTCGAATGGCCGAAGTGCGTGTCCGAAATAAACCAAATTGTCATAGATTCACCAGCCTTTCACCTCGCTTGATTGCTTCCATCAAGTAACCAAACGCTTGGGCTGCCTCGGCAGCATTGTCGTAACTCAAACAACGTGTGTCATCAGTCTTGAGAAGTATAATTTCATCTTCTATTAGCTGGATCTCATGAAAGTCGTTAGCGTTGACAATGTTTTTACGATTGCCCCTGTGAATAATCCAAGTCATTACACACCTTCGGCTGCGTCATTCTTTAGCTGTTCAGCTTCTTCTTCTCTTACTTCTACTACAGCAGGATGTTCTGGCTTGATTGGCTTAGGCTCTTGAGGACGTACCTGCATAGATTGGGAATCGCCCACTACTTCGAGGTAATCCCATTTGCCTGATGCAACAACCAGTTTTGAGGTCAGGTGATTTTCGTCTTCGAAGAAGATAATTGTTCCTGACTCTACAGACATGCCGTGTGCTTCCACTTCTTTCTCTACGCCGTTAATGCCTACTTTGTACATTTTGTCTCCTTAAGTTTTTGTGGTGCATAATCCCTTAGGAATTCCTCACACCACTCTATTTTATCTTCTATTCTCTGTCCGCTTGGGTGGCTCTTAGACCAAAGTTCTAAATTTTCAATTCTGTTATCCAAGCTATCCCCATTTTTGTGATGAATCATCTCTTTTTTTTTTAAAAGTCGCCCCATGTATTCAATCATCACTAAATGGTGTTCGGCTACATAACCGTTGCTGTGAGAATTTTCATGATCTCTCGACAAAATGAACCTATATTCCTTCCCTTTGGATTTTTTTATGTGAACTCCACCTTTCCAATTATGATGCTTCTCTCTTGTCTTTTCCCTGCACATATCAGCCTTGAGACACCCACAACTCTGTTGTCCTTTTTGCACCAGTGCGTACGTAACCACTTCTAATTCTTTTCCACATTCACACAGACATTTCCAATACTTCTTTGTACCCGTCTTGGATTTTGTCGTTCGTCCTATTCCTACTACTTTTAATCTTCCAAACGTCTTACCCGTGAGTTCGTATGACCATCTCGATTTCTCTTGCATCTTTCACCACATATATATCTATTTGATACAGGTCTTCCACCTGCTTTCGCTTCAGCTTTCCCATAGGGAGGTCTCTCCCCTTAGCCTCCACAAATAATACATGATCCTCGGTAAAAAGGCAGTAATCGACCTTATGTTTCGATCCTCCAGGTAGATCAAATGAGGGTTGTCGTAAGAACATCCTAATTCTTCCGCTATTCTTCATAGTCTTGAGAACCTGATAGCATCGTTCCTCTAATTTGGATGGGAATTTAATCCCATCCGACTCGACGCTCGTAGCTCCGAACTTGTGTTTCACTTGTCGCTTATACATACAAGAATCCAAAAATCTTCTGTCTAGTGATTCGGCAAGTCCTTCAGGGAGAGGCGTTGTCGTTGTGAGGTTGTTTCCCATATGCTATGTTTTACTCACCTTCTCATCTACTCTTTTAAGCTCTTCTTCCCAACTCTCACACTGATTCCATGCTTTGTCTACTTGCCTGCCATGTCAGCAATATCCTCATTCTGGCGTTTGCTGCTGCTCAATATACTGGCGAATTTGGGCCGCTTCTTCGCTACAGGCTTTCCGGGTATCTCAAACTCGATCACCGTCCTGCCAGATCGACTATGTCTAGTCCGCTGGAGTCTGCCTGTATCTTGTATGCTGCAAGGATAATGGTTTGGACGAGTTCGCTGATCTCGCTGCTGTGTGTCCGGTCTTCTATTGCTTCTGCCGTGTCTCTTATGCGCTGACACTGCGCTTTTATATACCAGCCCGAGTCCATAGCTTACCCCCGTGTGAGGAAGTCCGTCAGTAATACGAAAAGGATACCTACCAGAAAGCCTGCCGCTGCTCCAGTCCCAAATAATATTTGTAGGTCGCTTGAATCGACAAGCATCAGCTTCTCCGCTGTCTTTTGACGGGGTGTTTTGTAGTTCTATTGTACTGCATTTAGGGGTTTTTGGGCCTACGTACCCAAGGCTTTCGAGCTCTTTCACGGCCGAATGGACTTCGCCCTCTGTAATATTCTTATCCCTACAAACCTCTCTAGCGGTGAGATAATGATTTGGGGCATGAAAACTCGCGTACAGATAGACATTCACCGCGTTCCCTGAAAGGGTGGGATGCGTGATAATATTCTCCACCTCTGTATGACGTGTGCATATTATATCGTCTAAAAAACTAGTCATTAGGCTTCCTCTTTGGGAAGCGACCAATTCATTCCGGTGACCCTCCCGTTGTCGCGGGTTTGCGTTTTGACAACATAACCGCCTTTCAACAGCTCGTTTACTGCCGAACGCGTGGAATCCCGCCCGTCGGTGCTCATCTTCTCAAGCGCGTGCTGGCTCGTATTTTCTCCCAGCTGCCGCAGCTTCGCGTACAGCCCTTTGGCCTTCCAGCTGATTGCTGGATCGTCCAAGAAGTTAGTCATTTTGGTCCTTTGGCTTGGTTTTCCATAATATGCTACACCCGATACCAGATTGCCGTCCACAGGATTAACATCTATTCCGTCGAAAAAGACCCAGTGCGCTAAAACGTCTCACACCCCCCTAGAATCGATTTGTTTTGTCCAGCGCGTGATTCCATGGCCCGTGCTCTGTTATGGCCGTGTGAGGCTTCGTATGAGCTTTTAGAGCTATTGGCGGTGTTGGTCAAAGCATGTCCTGGAAAAGTTGCAAAAGCTTTTCGAGCTGCCTGATGAATTCTGCCTTGGGCAAATCGAAATCAACCTCGTGCTGAGACTTCCCGATCATTACTTTGGCGTACTTTTTCAAAATCTTGATTCCTGGACGCCTTTTCTGAACGAATTCGGCATGGGACTTGTTGAACTCAAAATCTGCGCACTCCGGCCGCCTGCCTTTCTTTAGCGCATCCCTGAGGTAAGCGGAAAGCGAGCGGATCGATCTGTTTCTGGCTCTGGCGGCTGTCGCATCTTGCTCGTACACGGCGAAGGCGTTTTCGATCTGCTTTACCGTGTACGGCTTTTTGTCGTTGAACAGCAGGCACACGAAATCGGAGCTTAGGCTTTCTCCCCACTCGGGATTGAAGGCAACGAGCTTGTCGTGGAGCTCCCTCTGCTCGATGTCGAGCTTCCTCGTAAACCTCTCCGGATCGAGAGCTTTGGCTTTTGGTTTCTCCATCGCCTCAGGCGAAAGGACAATGTCCTTATTTGGGGAAATCTCTGGAGAACTCTTTGTATTTGTATGACGTTCGAGCGTGGGGGGTGTGACGTTTAAACGTCGGACCCCCAACGTTTGAATGTCATGCGGTAGCAAGTTTTTGCCCCCTTCTTCATCTAAGGGTTTATTGCTTGAAACCCCTTGAGCTTCAGTGATTGAATCGGTTAAGCAATTATCCATAAGCGACTTAAGACGTATGGGATCAAACGCTATGTACATGACGTTAGGAATTTTCATCCCTCTGACTGTTATTGTGCGAAAGACTCGCCAAGCAACGCCGCACCTTTCTAAGGTCTTCATGGCTGACTTGGCTTCGCGATCGGTCAACCCGAAACTTTCTTCGATCTGAGCATAATTCCGTTGGAGTATGTCGGCGCTGAATCTCTTTTTGATTTTCAACCCTCCCTTTTCGTCTTTTTCGACGCTGGGCCTGTACCAATATACAATGTCGGAAAGGAGCGTGATAGCTTCTAGGTGGGGCTTGCCGGCTGGCAACCTGGTGCTCTTCCTCCACCTAAATATGCTGTACCACGTATGATCAACTATGTTTCCCTCTAGTCCATAGCGGTACATGTACTTTGTCATTTCTGAGGTGGGGAGTGTAGACTTAAGCTCTACTGCTTTAGTTTTTGACATGCGACTTTCTCCGAAA